CCCCATAACTCGCATGTGAGGAATCATCATGGCACAAACTAGCTTCACCGGGCCTGTCGCATCGGCCAATGGCTTTATCGTCGGCACCGCAGCTTCCCCCGTCTCCGTTACCACCGCGCAGAACATTAGTTCTTCGTATGGCACCACCTCTGCCACCACTGGCGACACGCGTCTGACGTACAACCGACTGGCTTTCACCTCGACTGGCTCTGGCGAGACCGGACGTTGGCTGACCCAAGTTACGGGCGCTGGCGCAGGTGCCGCAGGTACTGTTAACGGCGGCCACATCTCCCTGAGCATCAACGGTTCTGGCACTATTTCTGGTGCTGGTAATGCCCTGCGCGTGACCTTGGGCGGCTCTTCAACTGCTCCCGGCGGCACCCTTGCTGCTCTGCAAGTTGATTCGGACTTTGCTTCTGGCGCAACCTTGCCCGGCACCACCGCGTTTATTCGTGCAACCAACAGCGGCACGGGTTCGATTAGCAACCTGTTCAACCTGCCCGACGCTATGGTGCAGGCAATTGGCGCAACTTCGACCACGCCGACGCAGAAGATTCGTTTTGTTGACTCCGCCGGTGTTGGTTACTTCCTGTACGCAGTGGAAGCCTGATGCAGATAACCAAGGAATTCTTGGAATCTGAGATTGTCAAAATGGAGCAGCAACGCAACCACGCTCATGAGGTTGCCGTTGCTTCCCAAGCGGCGATTGATGTTCTTCAAGCAATGATTGCAAGACTGGAACTGCCAGAACCGGAGCCAGAAAATGACGATGCAATATGACGTAAAGTCGAAACACATGACCTCTTCGGGCGTGGCGGTTAACTACCGCACACGCCTCAAGGGGGCTGTTGTGTCGGCAAACACTAGTGCGGCGGCGCGGCACACGGTGTTTGCAAACAATGTGACGCAAACGGGTACTTACGGGCGGTCTACAACCACTGTGACGGTGACTATCACCAATCACGGCCTCACTTCTGGGGACCGCGTTTGGTTGGATTTCTCTGCTGGCACAGGTGGTACGGCAACGGATAACATCTATTCGGTCACGGTTTCAGGTGCCAATACGTTCACGGTAACGGACTCTGCCAGTGGCACCATCACCGGGTCTCCTGCGGTGTCGATGTACGCTGACATTTTGATGGAAGCAGATTCGTACAACGCGACTGCGTTTCCTGTGGTGATTCCGGGCGAAGGAATTTTGGCCAAAGACGGTATTTTTGTTGGTTTGGTCGCAAACGTAACAACCACTTTGTTCTATGGCTAAGACCGCAGCATGGACTCGCAAGGAAGGCAAGAACCCCAAAGGCGGACTCAACGCCAAGGGGCGAGCCTCCTACAACAAAGCCAACCCTGGCAAGCCTGGGCTCAAGCCCCCGCAGCCCGAGGGCGGCTCACGCCGAGACTCTTTCTGCGCCCGCATGGAAGGCATGAAGAAGAAGCTGACCGGCGAGAAGGCCAAGAAAGACCCGAACAGTCGCATCAACAAAAGCTTGAGAGCTTGGAATTGCTGACATGAGCCAGAATCACGACACCGTCAAGAACGCGCTGGACATTGTTTCGGTGGTTGCAACCATTGGCTCGTTCTTGGAATTGCTCACGCCGGTATTTGGCCTGATTGGTGCGATCTGGACACTGATGCGCATCGCTGAGATGGTCTCTGGCAAGACGTTTGCGGAGCTGATCCGCCGAAAGAAAGCAGATGCCGAGCAAGAGTAAGGCGCAGCACAACTTGATGGCGATGGTTGCAAATAACCCATCTGCCGCCAAGCGCAAAGGAATCCCTCAGTCTGTCGGTCAGGAGTTCATGAAGGCAGACAAGGGTCGGAGGTTTGGTTCTGGCAACCGCGCAGATGCGCAGGTAATCAACAGGCCCAAAACCAATCAAGGCAAGATGGAACTTTTCTCAAGAGGTGGTGACATGAAAGAGTCGAAAGAGATGATGAAGAAGGAAGTGTCGTTCATGAAAAAGAAGGGTGCTCCAAAGTCCATGATCAAGCATGAGATGGCCGAGGCTGGCATGAAGAAAATGGCCAACGGCGGCATCACCAAAGCCAAGATGGGCGCTGTTCGCACTGCCGCTCCCAGCAAAGATGGTCTGGCCGCCAAAGGTAAGACCAAAGGCACCATGGTCAAGATGTCTGGAAGCAAGCCCCTGGGCATGAAAAAGGGCGGCTACGCCTGCTAATTGGAGGCCGACATGGCTAAAAGACGTATTCGCGCAGCAGAGCTTGCGGGTTTGGCCGCGCTTGGCGCTTTTGGTTACAACTTCTTTGGCCCAGGGCGCGACAAAAAGGCTGGGGAAAGACGTGCTGACGTAGAGTATCGAGGGACTGATCGTCCGCCCGCAGAAAGTGTTGCAGCCGCCCCAGCAGCCCCCGCAGTTTCGACGGCCCCACAAGCTCAAAGACCTGTGGCCAGCGTTGATGACGGCGACATTGGCCGGTTTGCGGATGTTGGGTCCAACTTTAACGAAACTGGACAACCGTACAATCCTGTTGGGTCGTCTGCCACTTATCGTCCGCGCCCTCGCCCTCCTTTTGTCGCCGACGATTCTCAGCGCAGGGCTAATGCCGCTGCTGATGCGATGTACGAAAATCGCGCGTCTGCTAATCGGCGCACCAGTGTTGATCCCACCACTCTAGAGGGATATGGTGTAAACGAAGTTGGTCGTGGCAGGGCTCCCGTCTCGCGTGTTAATGCAAGCGCCCGCCAATACAACCAAGACAGCCAAGGGAATCGAGCAGGAACTCAAGCTGATGGCGGCCCGCCAATCACAGAAGAAATGCGTCGAAACCCAGTCGCAAGGATTCCCGGTCAAGATGCCAGGGCACCTGAAGATGGTCGTCGCGTGACTGGCGGCAATATCTCAAGGAATCTTGCAAATATGGCGGCTGCCCTTGGTCCAACCAGGGCTGCCGGATTTGGTAATGCCGCAGTTGAGGCCGCAACTGCAAGGGGTGCCCTTCAAAGGGCTGCTGCTGCACGGGCGGAGCGAACAGAAGCTGCTCGTCGCGGTCAAACGCCAACCAACCTCACGAGCACAAAATCAAGTTCAACCGCCAGGACGAACGAAGCCTCCAAGCGGACAAGAAAGTTTGACGAAGACTCTGAGAACGTTGAGTTTAAACGTGGCGGGAAGACAAAGGCCATGCCAAAGAAGATGGCTTCTGGCGGCATGTCGTCTGCATCCAAACGCGCTGACGGCATTGCCTCCAAAGGCAAGACCAAGTGCAAAATGTACTAAGGGCAAACCATGTCAGAAAAACCCAGGAAACCCAAGCAAGTCTTGAACCCTGCTGAACAGCAAATGATTCAGGAGGAAAAGGACAAGCAGATGGCCCCCAAGCTGGAAAGTGCTTACAACAAGGCGCTGACCACCACGGTTCCCGCTCCCGCCCCGGTTGACAAAAAAGCCAAGGGTGGCGTCACTCGCGCCGACGGCTGCATCACTAAGGGCCACACCCGTGGCAAGATGGTGTAAATATGATGTCCAGCCGTGGCATGGGGGCCATCAACCCCAGCAAGATGCCCAAGAAGAAGGTCATCCATCGTAAGGATGACCCGAATACCGTGGACATGTACGCGGCTGGCGGCGAGGTGGAATCAAAATTTGAGCCGGTTAAACCAAACTATGGCATGAGAGCCATGGGTGGCTCTGGAGAGACTGGTTCCGGTGCTGGCGGACGGTTTACGGTTCAAAAAAATCTTGGCAAAGACCTTGACCTTGAGGCGTATCTGGAAGGTCAAGCGTTTAAACCAAAGGGTATGTCGCCTAAAGGTGAGATAACAGGTGGCGGAGTTAAATTGACCAAGAGGTTTGCCAAGGGTGGCAAGACAGAATCCAAGGTCAATCAGGCTGGTGTCTACACCAAGCCGGGTATGCGCAAGTCGCTGTTTGAGTCAATCAAGTCTCGGGCGGTGCAGGGCACAGGCGCAGGCCAATGGTCGGCCCGCAAGGCACAGTTATTGGCCAAGCAGTACAAAGCGAAAGGCGGTGGTTATCGTGGCTAAAAGAAAAGCTCTTGGAACACTTGCTGCCCTTGGTGCGCTTGGTGCCATAGGCGCGGCTGCGTCACGAGGGCGCTCGGCTTCAAATGGGCCCCGGAAATTGGTGCTTTCGGATAGTTCCGGTGGCAGGGAAGAAATCGACCCGTTTTACAGGGATGTCGCAGAGGACATAACCAGTAAGCCCTTAATGACCAGGGGAAAAACTGCGGCTCAAGTCGCAGAGATGGTAAGAAACCCCATTGGCCGTGAAGCGACAGATTCAGAAATGAGACGCATTGCCGATATGGCGGAGCAGCTTCGCGGCAAGAAGTATGCTCGCACCGCAGCAGGAGCGCCAATTTTTACGGCGGACGGGGATGCCGTGCAGTTTGGTTCTAATAACCCCCAGCCGATGTATGGCATGAAAAAAGGAGGCAAAGTGTCGTCCGCAAAAAGCGGCAAAACTGCCTCTGCATCGAGGCGCGGAGATGGTATTGTTCAACGGGGTAAAACTCGCGGCAAGATGGTATGAAAGACCCGCAGCAATCGCTCAAGGACTGGGGTGACCAGAAGTGGCGCACCAAGTCCGGCAAACCGTCTTCCAAGACGGGGGAGCGATATCTGCCTGAGAAAGCCATCAAGGCTCTCAGCCCAGCCGAGTATGCCGCTACGACTCGTGCCAAGCGGGCAGGCAAGAAGGCCGGGAAGCAGTTTGTGAAGCAGCCGCCCAAAGTGGCGGCAAAGACAGCAAGGTATCGGTGATGGCTACCACATCCGGCGCAAGCAGTTTTAACCTTGACCTGACCGAGTTGGTCGAGGAGGCGTTTGAACGCGCCGGTTCAGAGTTGCGCACGGGCTATGACCTCAAGACCGCCCGACGCAGTTTAAACATCATGTTTGCCGATTGGGCGAACCGTGGCATCAACCTCTGGACGATTGAGCAGGGCACGATTGACCTTGTGCCGGGGCAGAACACCTACGCTTTGCCGACCGACACGATTGATCTTCTGGAGCATGTGATCCGCACTGGGGCCAACGTGGCGGCAACTCAGGCAGACCTGACC